GGCCGATCATGGCGGGCCACGAGGCGCTGACGATCACCGCCGAGACCGACGCCGCCAGGGATGAGTCCCTGGTCCACACCCGTCCGGCACACCAACCACCGGACGCTCCAACCCGCGTCATGGTCCGCTCATCAAACGTCACCGTGGGGTCAGACTGCCATGCGTAGGCCGTGGGACCGGGGGTACCAGCCGGACCGGTTGCGCCGACGGCACCAGCGGCACCAGCGGGACCGGTCTGGCCCTGGGGACCCGCGCTTCCCGTGGGGCCAGCCCTCCCCGACCGCACGAGAGACGACTGGGTGACGTAGGCCGAGACCATGGCATCCCGCACCGTAGCAACGTCCTCGTAACCCTCACCCTTGGCGAGACCGGGGGCTAGGATCGCGGCGTGGGAGACTCGGGAGGAAATCCAGATATCGTCGAGACGACCACCCATGGAGTTGATAACGGCACGGAGGCCGTCGCCCACCGAACAGGCGTCATACGTGGTCAGGATCGCGACATGGCCGAGGGCAACCGCCTGGAGAGCGGCCTCCAGGTCCGCCGTGCTTCCGAGATACGTGTCATATGTAGTAGGAGGGGTAACCACGGCCATGGTCGCGGCATTGACCACGACCAGAGTGTGGCCGCGACTGGCACCGGGACAGAGGTTGTCTCCACCATTGAGCCAGACCCCCCGATTGCTAGAAACGTTGAGATTGCACCCGATGGACCGTATCGACGGCACCACTCCCTGCGGCCCCTGGGGGCCGACCGGACCAACTCCGCCCGTCTGGCCGGTCTGTCCGGTGTCACCCTTGCCGCCAGCGGGGACGTATGTTAGGCGGGACAGGGCCGCCCCCTGGATCCGCAGGTCCCAATACCCCGCCAAGGGGGCGGCGATCGATAATCCGGTCCACTCAAGGACGAGGGTGCCGTTGATGTACCATCGAGCGATGGACCGATCCCATGATACCTGGATCAAATCTCCGTCGGCCACCGTGGCCACGGGGGACCCACTCCCCCCAGGCAACGGGTTTCTCCACACGCCACGAGTCATGGCGTAGAGATATCCTCCTTCTACGAAGGCCACAAGATCGTACTGCTCCCACACCGTCCTGGTGGACGGAGAGGAGTCCAGGCCGATCATGGCGGGCCACGAGGCGCTGACGATCACCGCCGAGACCGACGCCGCCAGGGATGAGTCCCTGGTCCACACCCGTCCGGCACACCAACCACCGGACGCTCCAACCCGCGTCATGGTCCGTTCGTCAAACGAGACCGCCGGGTCAGACTGCCATGCGTAGGCCGTGGGACCCGGCGTACCAGCCGGTCCGGTTGCGCCGGGCTTGCCAGCCTCTTTGGCGGCCTCAGTCTGGATTGCCGCCTGCGCCGCGTAGACGGCCTGCCACAGCGCCGGGTAGGTCGTGGGGCTGATGGCCGTCGTCTCAAAAATGTGCGTCGAGTCGAGGTAGGACGGGTACCCTGCACCCCAGGCCCAGGTCGCTCCACCGTTCAGGTAGTTTGCCAGGGCTTGAATCGCGGTCTCGTAGGCGCTTTGGAGCGCGGCAAAACCATACTTGACACAAAGGGCTTCCAGACCAGATTTGCTGGCCAACAAAGCATCCCATCGCTTGCGCTCGGCGAGCTTTTCGACAGGGTCGAGCTTCGAGTCAGAGGCCATGTCGGCAATCTGCGAAAGGGCCGAGTTGGCGGCGGCAGATACCGGGGCCACCTTCGCGGCGGCATCGGCGGCGGCGGCCGTGATTGCGGCCTGCTTCGCGGCGTCGGCCTTGTCCTGGGCCGTCTGGGCGGCGGCGGCATAGTCAGTCTTGTCGGCGATGACGGCGGTCCAATCACCGTCCGCAAACGCTCCAGCCCCTCGAGAGGTCTGGCACCGACGAATCCCGGTACCTGTGTCCCAAAGGTCTCCGGTATCGTAGGGAGTGATTGGCTGGACCACAAAAACCCGGCGCTTCCCGTCGGCGGTGTCCTGGGCGGTTCTGGCGTCTTGCAGAGCTCGGGTTACGTCAGTATCGGTGATCCGTGCCCACGAATAGACCCCTGTGGCAACCCGGAAGCGATAGGCGTAGCCCGTGGCGTCATCATAGTAGAGGTCCCCCAGGTGCGTGTTCTTGGCATTGTCGTCCAGCCACCCAGACGCCGGGGAATTTGTGAGAGTTGGGACACCGGTGGCGAACCACGTGGTAATAGAGCCGTCAAGCTGGGCCTGGATGACGGCCTTGTCGGTAGCGTAAGCGGTCGCAAAAACGAAATTGAGATCCGCGTATGCCCTTGCATCTGCGGCGGCGGCGGCGGCGGCGGCTCGTTGAATGACCCCGGACGTGTCTCGAGGGTCACCAGCGACCTCGACCCCGGGGCCGTAGTCCTGGACCGGCGGGACCGTGATTCCAGAAGCCCAAGCCGGAATTACCCCCGAGTCGGCGGTATAGACTCCTGGTGCGTAATTCACCAGAAGTACCCGAGCGGAAAGATCGTCCTGGGGCTCGATCCCCACAGTCAGCATCGGAGTCGACTCCATCCCCAGCAAGCCAAAGGCGAACAGGTCCCCGGCCGCAGGACAGGTCTCAGCAGTCACCCCCGAGACCTGAAGAGTCCGAGACGTGCCGACAGCACAAGAGACTGACGCCGATGCGTGGACTCCGGTCGCCAACCGCCAGCGAATACCGTAGGATTTACCGGCTTCCATTGTGCAGTCTTCATCGACGGACACCGACACCGGAACCCCTGCTTCGTCAGTAGCGACCGAGGTAAGCCGCCCCTGAATGAGGCCGTACATGGGAACATCGTGAGCCACCTGGACCAAGTCGCCGATCTGAAATCCGACGTTCTCAAAGTCCATAGTGAGGCTGTACGCCTCGATTCTCAGCCTATCGACTGCGATGGCATACAGGACGGCCTTTGTCGCCTGGGAGTGGGTTGTAACTCCCCACAGGTCCATGGATCTGTATTCGGTTGCCGAGGAGGCGTCATAGAACCCTCCTGATTGATTGGGCAAGTATACGACTTTCTCAACTGTCTTCCAGGAAGATAGGGGGTCAATGAACCTAGCCCGCACGGCATGAACGGGCGCAGGAAAGCTCTTCATCGACGAAAAGTCCCAGGAGTTTCGAGGCGTAATGAGCGCCACCGGGCCTGACTGAGGCATATCAACAAAGACCGAATAGTAAGGGTCCCTCATGGTCGGTCTGGCCCGTCCAGTCGATGCGATGCGCCCCAGTAGTTCAGCGAGAGTCGTCTTGTTCTGATAGAGGCCGTTACACTCCAGACCAGCCGAGGCGCAGAACGCGAACCAGGCCTCGAAGGCGGGCCAGTCGATTAAGGCATCGGGCACCGGTCTCGGATTGGCGGGCCCCCGCAGAATCCACAGGTACAGGGCGGCCGGGTTCGAGGTGGCATCGCCGGACCAGGAGGCCCAGCTTCGGGGGGAGTTCTTCCAAGACCCAGGAAGACCTAGGCTGGTCCCACCCTTCCAGTATTGGGCGCCAGACTGCCCGGCCGCACCCTTAAAGACCGGTACAACAGACTGGGCGACGACGGCGAAGTTTTGAATGGCCCCCGAAAGCTGGTCCGTTGCTCGAATCGCCAGCGTGAGACGGGTCGTCATAGACTTCGCATCGGCGGACATAGGATCGCGAGGCGAGAAGGATCGGATAACCGACAGGATCGAGTCATTGACCACCCTGGAGTCCGTTGAGTCGGCGGTCGTTCGCTGGATTTTGATGTCCCAGGTTCCCACATACCCGGACCGCCCGGTAAATGCCGGGATGCTGACAGTCTTTACAATGGACGAGTTCCGACCGTCGGAGAAGGTTGCAGTCGAGGGCCCGACCCAGGTCGGGTCAGAGGTTTTCTTGTACCACACCGAAAAGTCGACCGATGCGTTACCCCGGTTCCCCTTGTCATCGTATGAACAGAGGCCGCCCGGGAATGTGATATCAATGGATGCCCCGTCGACATCGGCGGAGGTTGTCTGAGAAACGTCGATCCCAGCCTTTAGGCTGACTCCATAGGTCGCTTCCAGCGTAGTCCCGCCGTAGGCGGTCTGGTCCATCGGGCAGAGCGTCGACGATACGCCCCCGAAGTTGGCAAGGGGGGCATCCCCGATGAACTTCTCGGTAACGTCAAGCCGCCCCAGACCGAGAACGAACACTTGATGAAGTGTCTGAGTGTCCCCAGACCAAGAGGTCCACGGGCGAGCCCCAAGAGGCGGGGTGATCCGGCACTTACCGAGGACGACGGGGACAGTCTCATAAGGCCGGAGGTCGTTGGACCCTCCCCGAATACCGTTGGAGCCCTTGGAAATCGAGGTGTCCGGGTGAGGGACTAGAGAGTCTGTGAACGAGTTGAACATTGCGCTGACGCCGTTGTACGCCAGCATGAGAGGGAAGAAGACCAGATTGAACGGGTTCCACCAGACCTTCGTAACCTTGGAAACGGTCTCATCCCAGGTTTTGCCAGCAAACTCAGCGACGCCTCCGGCAGGAATAGCGCGGATGAGCAGAATGTCCCCGTCGACCAGGGACCGGAGGTCGTCTGCAGGGACTTCCTGGTCGTTAAGGATGACCCTGACCCCGATGTGGCGAACCAGCGGAAAAGCCTCGGCGACGATGTCCTTGACCGCAGCTCCCACAGGGGTCTCGACCTCGATCCGCTCCCGGTTCAAGGCATTGGGGTAGACGAAAACTCTAGCGGACACGGTAGTAACCCTCCAGGCGCCCACGGAGTCTGGGCGAGTTGAGCGGGGAAAGGACGGCGTTCAAGCCTCGTTCGATGTGCAGAACCGTCAAGGAGTCAACCATGACGCCCACATGGCAGGGGAGCCCCATGAACCTAAATACAGCGATGTCACCGGGCTCCGGCCGGTCGACCTTGTCCGACGGGACCATGGCTGCCGTGGAGTCCACCAGTCGGGCCGTCTCGGCGGGGACTACCTCGGAATAGTCGTTCGCCAGGCTGGGAAGCTCCTTCCCAAACCGCTCCGACAGCACCAGGCGGACGAGTCCCCAGCAGTCGAGGCCGTCCCGGCTCCGGCCTCGAGGGAGATATGGAATTCCGACGTATTCGGTGGCCCACATCAGTGCACCGCCCAGAAATCGCTGGGGCTGAAGGAGACGGCATCGAGGTTGACAGACAGTCGATCCTCATAGGTCAGGGTCCAGGACAGGGCCTCTCGGTTGTACTGAGCCGGCCCCGCCGAGAAGGTTAGCGGGCCGATTTCAACGGTGTCGGGGGAATCGTGGATGACGATGGATAGAGTGATCGTCGGAGGGATCGTCAGGGCCCGGAGGGCCTGGATGATCGTCAAGTCGACGGTGTCCATCGTGAGGACGACGGTCTTGATCGCCACCTCGTCGGTCGATGCGGGGAGGGCGATGTTGAACCCTGCGGCGACATAGACGGCCCCGAGCGAAGTCACATTCTCGGTGTTTCTGGCGAGGCGAATCGGCGTACCAATCTCCGAACTCGAGATAGTGATGAGTGGGATGAAGACCTTGTCGGTCTCTTGGTTGAAGATTGCGGCCCTGGCCGCCGCCGAAAGATTTCTCACGCCACAACCTCCAGCGACAGGACGACAGTCGCCGAGGCGCCGACGAACCCACCCACGGTCGGAGTCGTGCCGGGCTGAAACCTCATGTAGCAGACGGCCCCAGAGACAGGATGGACCCAGGTGAACTTCAGCGCTCCACCCCCAAGCGTCGTGGTGAAGAACGTCTCAAGTGTCGACCACTGGCTTGAGGTGACGACAATCTGCCCGGTCCACCGCTCCCACGTCGTCGTGAACATCCTCCGAACTTTGGGAGGCCCAAAGTCGGGCTTCGACTGGACCACATTCACCATAGGGCCGCCGCCGAAACCGCTGGTCAGGAGCTTCTGGGGGAGGGTCGAGGGCCACGAAGGGATGGGCATTACGAAGCGTTCCTTCCGAGGGCGCGGACACCATAGCGTTGCCGCATCGCCTGATCGGCGCCCCCGTTGTTGAGTTCGTTCCTGACCGCCTTCTGGATCAAAACCTCGATCTGGCGGCCGTCGGGGCCGTTCGACTCCGTCGCCCTGACCTCGGCCCCTGCGTAGTTGTTGACGGTGACGGAGACGGGTCTTTCGCCACCGGAGGCACCGGAGGCTAGCCGGACTCCGAGACGGCCTGAGTTGTCCCGGCCCAGTGGCAGGATGCCCTCAGGGCCGGCTTCACCCATCGCCCCCCGCCCTCCGGCGTGATCAAACCCGGTATAGGACGTTACTACTCCGCCTCGACCGAAAGCCCGGAACTGATCGGCGGTATAGGGCCCGAAGACATTGCCTCGGGCGCTCATCGTCACCGACTGATCCCCGGCGGCGGCCTTGGTCTTCTTCTCGACGGTCCCGTGGACGGCTCCGGCGGCGTAGGCGGCCACCCCGGCGGCGGCGACCAGGCCAAGGCCCAGTTGCCACTGGCCCGCAATGATCGCCTGGAGACCAGCCGAGAGGAATAGGGACGGGAGTGCGTCGATGATCTTCAGCATCATGTCGGAGAACGCCCGACCCATCGCCTCCCCGGCATCCTTGCCCTGAGCCATGGCGTCTCCCAGCGCCGTGAAGGTCTCTAGATACCCCTGGCCGACGATTCCTCCGAGCGAGGCCGCGACGTCGTCCAGTGCTTCTACTAGGTCCCGGGCCTCGCTAGCGGCCATTCCCAGCCCGTCCTGTAGCGCCGATACAACCTTCATCCGATTTTCATCAGTGCCCAAGGCCTTCAACATCTTCTCTGCGGAAAGACCGATCGCGATATCCTCGACGGTCTTGTCCCTCTGACCTGGTTTATACGGGGTCCTCGGCTCACGAGCCTTCTCGTTCAGACCCCCTTGAACTGTGAAATCGTTCTCGGGAAGAGTGGCCGGAGCGTAGTACGCCTGAAGCGCCGGAAGTCGGTATTGCGAGGGCGTGACGGAGTTCACCAACCCCAAGCCAAGACGGAGCTTGTCCAGCCATTCGGACATGAGCAGTTGGGCCTCGGGGCCGTACAGGCCGGACGCCTTTGCTTCCAGCATGGTCGTCGCCAGGGACTTCATCAGCGAGACCTGTCGACCATAGGACTCCTCGGCGGTGGCCAGGCCCATTTCCTGTCCAGCCTGAACAGCCTTCACCTTGACCTCGTAGTCCGTGACTTCCTTGACCAGGCCAGAGTAGAGCTTCCTCGGGTCAACCTTGGCCGCTTCGGCGGCGGCGGCCTTGTCGGCGGCTTCCTTGGCGGCCCGTTCGGCGGAGCCCTTGGCCTCAGCGTTCTCCTTCATGGCGGCAACCTGGGCCTTACGCTCGTCGTGCTGACCGGAGGCGCCTTCAATGGTGGAAATGCGGCTAGAGGCAAACTTTTCGAGGGCTTCAAGCTGTTTTCTCAGGTTATCGAAGTAGAACCCCGAATCGTCCTTGGTCTTCTCCATCTCCTTGCGGACGTTGACCAAAAGGGCCTTGAGGTTGTCGAGGCTGGTCGTCTTGATCCGCTCATCGAGGCCGCCGAGGTCGTTGGCAGAACGAAGCCATCCGTTCTGGAGGAGGTCGACATTGTTGTGAGCGTCAAGGAGGGACTGCGTCGAAGCATTGAACCCGTCCAGGATCGCCCCGAACGCCGGCAGAAGGAAGGTCTTCCCGAGGGCCGCAAGGGAGAGGTTGAGGTTGTCGGCGGCCGTGGACAGCTTTCCGTCAATGGTCTGGGCGGTCCGCTCCATCATGCCGTTGAACTGGCCGCCCTTGTCGGTCATGACCTGGAAGGCCTTCTCAATCTCAGGGAATCCAACCTTCCCCTTCTCCACCAGCTTGCGAATCTCCTCAGCGGTCACGCCCATTGTGGTCGCCATGGCTTGCATGACAGGAATTCCCCGACCTTGAAACTGGTTGATGTCCTGCATGTAGACCCGGCCCTGCACCCGGACCTTCCCGTAGATCGCCGCCAGTTCGTTCAGCGGAGTCCCAGTGGCCTGGGCGACGTCACCGAGACGGCGCACAGTGTCGGTGACGGTATCAGCGCCCTCCCCAAATGCTAAGAGAGCCTTTCCTGACTGGGCAATCTCGACGGTCGTCAGAGGGGTCTTCGATGCCAAGGCGGTCCATTGGCTCATCAACCTTTCCGACACCTGGGACGAGCGGGTCAGAACGTCAAGCTGGGCCTGGAGTTTCTCAAGCTCGACAGCCGGCTTCATTGCGGCCCACATCGCCGATGCGGACGATTGAATCATCCAGGAGGTGTGATTGAACGACATGGCGAAGCGCCCGACGTTATCGAAGAACGATCTCAGCCGACCCTGAGTGGAGTCGGCGGATTTCTGAACCCCCAGAACCTTGCCAGCAAGCTGATCGAAGGCCGTCATGACCTCCGACACGCCCTGGGCCTTGATTTGAATGTTCAGTTCCGCCAGGTCAGCCTTCCGCCGTCTCCTTTGTCAGGTATCGCAATCTCTCCTGCACCACCCGGTCCAGCCGCCGAAGCGCCAGAACCTCCCAGGGATCGAAGCGGGCCCCCGTCAGCGTCATCCATGCCTCAATTTCCAGGGCACTCAAGGAGCCGTCGGACCCCATTTCCCAGAAGTTGTCCCACACGTTCTGACCGGCCAGGGGGACCGGTGGTTCCCGAAGCTCCGGGGGGTACTTCCCCGAAACGTCGAAGACTTTTTCCAGTTGCGCCCGGCGGGATGGTTTCCCGTCGGGCTGGTAGTCCAGGTCCACCCTTTTCAGGGCGCACTCCTGGAGAGCCTGGACTACCTCTTCAAAAAAAGCGCCCGATCCTGAATGGCCCGGTCGATCTGGTCGTAAATCCATCGGGCTTCGGTGTAGACCCGGCGGACGTTCTCGGGCGTGAAGGCCAGCTTCTCACCGCCCCAGTCGCAGTCGTCCCAGGCCCAGTCGAGGGTCGAGGCTCCGACAATCCCGATGGCCCGCCGGTCGATTTCGTCGGCGCTCATGTCGAGGCGGCCCCGGCGCTCCCGGAGGGCAATGTCCCGGTCCTGGAGAGCCTTCACGGCTTCCCGGTAGTGACGGGAGTCGACTCCGGCCACCTTGATCCTCAAGCCGATCTTCTCGGTCGAGGCGGGGTGCAGTATGTCGACCCACACGCCCTCGTCGGTCGCCATGGCGGCGGACATGGCCGCCAGGTCGAAGCCTTTCTTCTCGGTTCCCTTGCTCATTTTTACTCCTTTCAAGCGGGGATGAACTGGATCATGATGGTGTAGCCCTTGGCGGGGTCACGCTTGGCCTTGAACGGGAGGGAGACCAAGACGTCGGCGTCCCGATTGGACCGCTTGCCCCCCGTGTACTCAATGGCCGCCAGAGTGATCTGGATTTTGTCACCGTTGGACGCCTGAAGGACCAGGTCGAGCGAGGTGTCGGTCTTGCTGATGAACTTCGACAGCAGGGTGGTGTCGTTGAAGTAGGTCCCCAGGTTTCCGGTAATCTTGAGCTTGTCCGAGGTAATCTGAACCGGACCGTCCTGGAAAGCGGCGTATCCCGGAGCCAGGCCCCGGTTGATCGAAAGATCGAGGCCGGTCACGATGGCGGTGAGGGTCGACCCGCCCTCCGACAGCGAGCCCTGGAAGGTGTCGATGACGGGGGTGGTGGTCACAGCAGTGGTCCCACCGGCAACCGTAACACCCGCCACGACGGCCGACCCACCGACGAACTCAAAGGAGCCGGTGACAACCTTCCCGGGCTCGACCTTCAGGTTCAAGGCGTTGACAGCAAAGTTCTTCCCGGAGATGAAGGCCGGGATGTCCGTGTAGCGGTCTTCCACGAAGAACCAGGAGGGGGTCGTGGAGTCAGTGATGACCTTGCGGGTCGTGGTCACGGAACAGCCAGTCTTGGCGGACTCGTCTGCGCCACCGGGGGCCGTCGCCAGGGTCAAGACGGTCGCCGCCACGTTCGTCACCTTGTAGGTGGAATTGTTGCCGGCATTGGCAAAGCCCGAGGTCGTGACGTAGTCGCCGACCTTGACGCCGTCCGTGGACCAGTTTCCGGTGCTTCGCGTGATGGTCTTGCCGGCGGCCGAGGTAGTGAGGGTCAAGCCGGTCAGGTTGTAGGCGGCGGCGGCGGCACCGTAGAGGAGGCCCGCCAGGAAGAGGTCGTAGGTGCCATAGGACAACTGGAAGGGCAGATTCAGCCCGTACTTCGTGAAGCCGGGGATGATGTCCGTGACGGCGTAGTCCGACCGGACCTCGTCGCTCTCCGAGTAGTCCCGGTCGATCTCGATGCCCTCGGTGCCAGTGTGCCGGACAAGCTGCAGCGTCGGGCTCCCAGGGACCGTGTCGAAATCAGTCTGCTTGACAAAGCCGAACTCTCGGCGGTTAGTGGCGCTCTTCCTTATACCTCCTGAAGATCGGCCCGAAACTGGACCTGAACAGGGACGACGTACCGTCCGCCGTCGATCCTACCCGACCGGCGGCCCGTATTTTCAAATCTCACAAACCCATCCGAGGCGGGAACCCCGGAGCCGAGGGGAAAGGCGTCCAGCACAACCTGGACCAGGGCGGAAACGTCGTCGGTCCCCTCCCCCACCAGGCCAAAGACGTCCACCTGAAAGATCCCCCGAAGTCGGTAGCCCTGCCCCATGCCCAAGGGCTTCGGATCGGCCGGGATGAAGGTCGGGCAGACGTACCGGGAGGCGGCCGAGACGACCACCTTCCCATTCTCGGGAACAACCAGAAGCCCGGTCGACGCCAACCGTTGCGCCAGCAGGGCGGCCACTTTAGCGGTGTTCATTTGCTACTTCCTCGACGATGTCCTGGAACTCCAGGACGGTGATTCCAGCCATGCCGTGCGGCGCTTGCTGGGAGTGGCCCATTTCGAGGCTCCAGATGTAGGGGACCTCGTTGTGGATGGTCCGGTGGTCTCGGCTCCGGTTCTGAACCTCCCACCCGGACCGGGCCCGCCCGGTGTCGACCGGGGTTCGATCCCTGATCCGGTCCGCCATGGTCTCGGCCGTTCCGTCTAGGATGGCGCCCGCCTTCTCAAGAGCCCGGTCCCGAAAGAGGACGAGCGTTGTCGTCAGGTTCGTCACAGGATGGCCTCGACGTCCTGGGAAACCAGCACCCCCCCGACTCTCGAGGGCTTCACCTCGTTGACGAGGTACTGGTAGGCCCCAACGATGATGAAGTCCCCGGGGGAAATGGTCCAGTGCCCGGGGATGATGAGCCAGCGAACGACCTTGATCGTCCCGCCGTCCTGGTCGAACTTCCAGGCCTCATCGAGGTCGGCGGCCACGGCATCGACCGGCGAGGCCCCGGACAGCTTGAGGGTCACGGGAAACCCGTTCTTGGCGATGAGCGAGGCCAGGCGATCCCGGGCGGCCGTGCCGTTCACCGGCTCACCTCGGCGCCCGTGGTCAGAAGGCACCCGATGGGAAACATGATCTTCGACCAGACGGTCCCGGCCGGGGCCCCGGACTCATAGGTGGTGGTCATGCCCTTGAACGACTCCTGGGCGATCCGGCCGCCTCGGTCGAAGGATGGGGAAAGCGCCCCGGGCGACAGAGCCTCAATCAGGGCGGCCTCGGCCACAGCTTTCTTGAGGGCCAGGGGAATCCCGGACAGCACTCCGTCAAACGACGGCTCCCGGCTGGACGTCGGGTACTGGTTCACTTCGTCGTAGATCAGCCGCCCGTCCGAGTACGAGGCTCCGACCCGAGGCCATTCGAGGGCCTGGGTGGGGTAGGCCCGGAAACCGGAGAACCGCCGCCGGAACATTCCATCGACCGCATCAGTGGCCCGAACGATGGCCTGATCCTTCGCCGCGGCGTCGAGGCTAGACCAGCCAGCGGCCCCCCGTTCGGCGTGGTAGGTGTCCACAAAGGCGACGTCAGCGTAAGCGTTCGCCGTGGGCAGTCCTGCCCCGGTTTCCAGGACCAGGGACATCAGCCGTTACCCTGGCCGTCGGGGGCCGCCGGGCCGCCGTTCTTCTTGACCGAAATGGCGTTCTTCAGGGCCGGGACGCCCATCCGCTTGACGACCGACGGGGGGATGACCTTGCCCTCGGCGTCGACGATGCCCAGAGTCAGGGCCTCGGTCACCAGAGCGTCCTTCTCGGCGTTGTCGGACCCGTCCCAGTCGGGAGGGTCGACGGCGTACTTCTTGAGGGCGTGGAACTCCTCGGCGGTCCGGGGCTGATAGGTGCCCCGATGGTAGGAAATCTCAAGTTCGTTGCACCAGCCGGAGCAATCGAAGGTCAAAACGGGAATGTGGTCCATGTCGTCTCCTTGGAATGTGGAAAGGGAGGGGGCTCACCCCCCTCCCCTACTCTGTTGCTCGACCGCTGTTAAGCGATCCCGGTGATGAGAGTGTGATCGTAGCCGACGCCCTCGATGAGGAAGCCCAGGGAGCCCTGAAGAGCCTCACGGCGCTCCCGGGTCGACTGGGTGGGCTCGACGGTGGGCCGAAGCTCGTCACCTTCCAGCCAGCCCTTGCGGAGGCCGTCGGGCGAGAGAACGGCAACCTGATCGTCGGGCATATCGGCATCGACGACGACCTGAAGGATCAGGCCGTTGTAGTTGTACTCCTTGACCTCGTAGCCAGCCGTCTTCTCGCCCAGGGCGATGTTGTACTTGACGGCGGCATTCGTGGCGTTGAACCCGTTGATGAGTTCCTTGTTGGTCATGGAGCAGAGGATGACCGACGGCTGGCCGAACTTCGTGACGTCCTTGAGGGCGGCCCGGAGCTTGGTTTCGGTCAGCGCACCAGCGGCGGCATAGGTCAGGGTCGGCCGGGTGCCTCCGGCGGTGTCGACCAACTGCTGAAGCAGACCGGCGCTCATGTACTGGTCGCCGCCGACGTTGCCCTGCTGTTTCTGCCCGTAGAGGGCCGAGACGGACAGGGTCTCAGCGAGACGGATCGCCGCTTCCTGCTGGAGAACGGTGATGGTGTTCTCAGCCGACAGGCCCTTCCGCATCAGTTCGGCACCCTTGGTCCAGTCCAGGAGTTCGGCGAACGTCTGGACGTAGTTCGTGTACTTCAGCGTCCCTTCCTGGACGCCGGTCACGTTCTTGAGGTCGGTGTCCCGGATGGCGTATCCGATGACCTTGATCGCCTTCCCGGCGGTGTGGGCGGCGGCCGTGGTGCTGGCGGCTCCCCGCTTGAACACGGACACGGTCCCGGCACCCTGCTGGACAGCGGAGACGACGACGATTTCCGCCTCGACCTGCAGGACGGTCCCGAGGGTCAGGCCCTTCACCATGGTCGTGTCGACCGGGAGGCCGGTGATGGCCGAGTTATCCCAGCCGCCGGTTCCGACGAGGCCGTTGCGGGCGGTCTTGGACCGGGAGTAGATTTCAAACTCCTTGCCCTTGATCGCCACCAGCGGTGGCTTCATCATCTGGTACAGGGCCCCCTTGAAGGCGGGCATCTTGATGGTCCTCGCCAGACCGGCGATAATGGGATACTGGATCGAATTGGGGTCCGAGAACTCGGACACCTGACCGAAATTGAAGCCGGACATTGTTCCCCCTAGCTAGACTTCCCGACCTGGTTGGCGAGGTTCATCATTTCCCTGGCCTCGGAGTCGGTCAGTTCAGCCTTTGCGTTCAGTTCTTTGAACCGGGCCATGGGGTCTCCCCCCGAACCGGCTCCGGTTCCGCCGGAAGCACCGCTCCCGGTATTCTTCGCCGAAATCAGCCGCTTGCCCTCGTCGGTCAGCGACCAGTCCTTCACAAAGGAGGCGACATCGGCAACGCTCTCCTTCCCGTCCTTGACGATCTTCGCCACAGCCTTGAGCCCGGATTCGTCGTCCTGAATCGCCAGGGCGTTCGCTCCCTTCAGGGACAGCCGGGCCAGCTTCAGGTTCACCGGATCGGTGACACCGGCCTCCGTCAGCGCCTTGGTCAGAGCGTCTTCCAGGACCAGGCCGTGCAGTCGGCCAGTCATGCCGGTCAGCTTGCCGGTCAGGTCGGCCCCCAGGGCTTCCTTGTCGGCGGCGGTCTTCTTCAAGTCCCGCTCCAGCTTCCCGTTCGCCTTCGTGAGGTCGTCGATCTGCCCCTTGAGCGTTTCGATCTCCTCTTCCAGCTTGCCGGGGTCGTTTCCGGCCGCCTTCAGCTTCCGGTTCTCGCCCAGAAGCTCCTTGTTCTTCGTCCGAAGACCAACAACCTCGTCGTCGATCCCCGCCTGAATCTCGGCGGCCAGGGCGTCGACCTTGTCGGCCGCAATCCCCGCCTTCTTCAGAATCTCAATCAATTCCATGAATCCCCCAGGGATATTGGTAATGCCCCGCCCGACGGGGCAGTATCTATTGTTTCACAGTCGACGGGCTCGTTTTCAAATCTTTGGAAAGTTGCGGCGTCGGCTTTTGCAAGCCCCCCTTGAACGCTTCAAGGGTCGTCTGATCGGTCAGGATGCCCATCGCCTTGTACCGCCCGAAAAGCGCCTCGTCGGACAGCCCACCCTGAATCCATGCGGCCACCAGAGCGGTCAGCGTGGCGGCGTCGAATGGCTCGGGAAAGAACTCACTGTTCAGCGTGACCGCAACCTGGGCCCTTGGGCCCCGCCATTCAGCGGCCAGGGTCATGAGTTCCGACAAGCCCCGGCCGACGATGTGAGCGATCCCGGCGAGGACCGAGGTCTCCCCGTTCGCCCGGATCAGGGCGGTCTGGTACGCCTCGACTCCGTTCTGGGGATCATCCTGAAGCACCCGGGAGCCGACACGGGCCATCATCAGCCGCTTCTGCTCATCCGCCTTCTCGAGCGGAGTCAGGCCGTCGGACGGCAAGTAGAGGTAAGACGCCGACGATCCCTGGTCCCCGACGAGGGCCGACATCCCGCCCAGCTTGATCTTCGGCTTCGACTTCTGCCCGGCAGCCCCTTCGGTCGCATCCCCGGCTCCAAAGTCCCCGCAGAGAACGACGGTCGGATGGCCGCACCAGAGCCGACCGGATTCCAGTTCGGCCATGGTGTGATAGTGGGAGACGTTGAGGTCCACCAGGTCCTGCAACGGCGGCTTTTTGGGCCTGGCCTTGAGGTCCTTCGCATTGAAGAACCAGAACGGGAGCCGGTCCAGGGGCTCCCCCCCCATGAGCGGCACCGAGGGCGGCCCGGGGGTGTACTCCTCAGAGTCCTTCGGGCGGCGATGAAGGCGGACTAGGTAGCCCGCGTCCGTCAGGATCAGTTCCCGGTACTGGAAGCCATCAATCTCGGGGTCGGGCTCCCGGAGGACCAGCCGGGTCAGTTCGGACCGATTGTTCACCCTGCCCTCGGTCCAGTTGATTACGTCCTCGGCCCGGTACAGTGCGGCGAACGGCCGAACCCCAAGAGCCTCGGCCTGGGCCACGGTGAGCCCTTCGCCAGCCACCGGGACATCGATCATCACGCCAACCCGGCCGACAGTCAGCACCTCGTCGGTGAGAACCCGGGCGAACTCCACCAGCGACGTCCCAGCCAGGTCGACGTCTTCCACTAGGTCGTCCGTCAGGGGGAGCCCTTCCACCACGGGGTCCTTGCGGAAGATCAGGCCGCCAAGGCCTTCGATGGTCCGGCCCGTGGCGTTGAACCAGAAGGCCCGGGACAGGTAGACCTGATACTCCGGCAGGGTCATCCCCGGGAGGATCGGCAGATACCGCTGGCCCGGTGCCTTGGTCCCGTCCGGGGAGGCGGCCTTGACGGCGTCCTGCCCCTCGGCGGCATCACGACAGCGGACCCAGCGGGGGAGCATCCGAACATACTCGGGGTGGGGATCGTAAATCTTGCCCATCAGAAACCTACCTCAACAACCCCAGGGGGGCGTTTCTTTTGAAGTACCCGATACCGGGTCTCGTCGTATGCATGGTCCTCAGCGGCCGAGTCGACGTCTTCTGGGTGCCGTTCACTTCGAGGGATCGCCGGAACGGTCCGAATCCAGTGGACGCAATGGCTGAAGATGTATAATGCCGGTTCCTCCCGGTCGTTTTTCAAACCGTTCCTCAAGAGGGTGCGGATTCTCGACAGGCCGTTGACCCGGGAGCCCGGCGACTTGTCGGCGGTATCGAGGAATTTCACGCCTTTCGCTAGGTAATCTCCGGCGATGGACCGCCCATTCGTGACGTCGAAGATCATCCCGTCGGCCGGACCGGGATGCACCCGGCCGCCCATCATCAACTCCTGTTCGACGTAGCGGTCCCCTTCCTTGACCCCGATGGCGATCTCGACGTTATCCAGGCGGGCCCCTTCGTTGGCATTCCCATTCCAGCCGTACCAGTCCCAGATGCGGAACAGGGTGCCCCTCGGGAAATGCTTGATCGTCCCGTCGGCCATGCGGACAGGGGAGCCGTCGGACTCAGCCCACCAGCCAACCGAGAAAGGCTTCGCCGACCCCCAGTCGTGGGTCCGGTCGACGTACCATGACTCCGGGATTCGGAACGGAGGCAGAACGTGGACCGCCTCGTTCCAGACGTCATCGAGGGCGGCCCCGGCCACAATGTTCCAGTCGCCATTTCGCATCGCCTTGACCAGGGCAGGATCTCCCAGGCCGTTCAGCTTGTCCTCGTAGTCAGGGTCTTGTTCCATGAGGATTCGGTTGTCCTCGAGGCGGGCAGGGATGTACTCCCGGATCATGCCGCCGTCCGTCTTGGGCATCCTGTGGGCCCCCGGCGGCTGATCGACCCAACATTGCTTCACCCAGTTGTGGCCGACGCCTCCGGGGTTCGCCCCGACCAGGACTCGGGGGAAAAGCCCCTTGTGCTTGTCCGGGACCTCGAGGCCGACCATACGAACACGGCCACGGAGGTACAGGTACATTCGCTTTTCCCATTGGGTGAGTTCGTCGATCATCAGAACGTGGATTTCGGCACCCTGGTAGGTGTAGACATCCTTGGCGTACTGACAGTGCCGAAGGTGAATCTTCGACCCGTTGGCCCAGATGATGTCCATGCCAACGATCCGGCATTGCTTCGCCTTGATGTAGGGTTGCAGAAGCTCCGGGAACCCCGTGGGTCCGTCCATGTGGTTCTGCTGCAGGGCTCCGAAGGTCCGGCGGAAAATGTAGACCTGGAGCCCCGGAATGTCGATGCACCAGGAGATAGCACAAACCCGCATCAGGTGTGATTTCCCCCCTCCGGCCGCACCGCCGTAGAGGACTTCCGTTGAGGTTGATCGAAAGGCGGCGGACTGTTTGGGCTGGAGCCTCAGAATCTTCGGGCGAACACCTCAGAAGTAGGGTAGGGGAGGGGGATCAAAGAGGCTTCCCCTGGATGAACCAGTCGGAGAACTGCCGGGACAGTTCGGCCGCCACCTCCTCGGGCGTCTTCCTGGGGATGGCCGGAATGTCGATGATCCTGAAGAGTCGAAGGGCCGCCATGCGGGACCGCTCCCGGAGGCCAGTCGGGTCCTTCGACCGGGCCGCCGCCTGGAACGTCTCTTCGATGATACTGGCGACACCTTCCATCGGGGGCATGGTAGGGGCGGACCTGAGGGCCCCGAGCGCGTGAGCCACCTCATCTAGGCCGTCCGCATCGACGAAGCGGGACGACCTGACAAGGGCCCCGGCTATCCGCTCTCGCAGGGCGTCAGAAAGGATTATCACGGCTCCTCCTTTGGCATGGCGACTTGGCCCGTGTCGGCAATCGATTTATTGATTGCCGCTAAAGGGTCTGCCTAACATTGAGTTAAGGTGCAACTTCGTCAGAAGTTGTCAGCTTGAACTCTGTGTTGGATATTGCCCGGCGCACTGGAACATTTAATGATGGGCTATAAAAACACTTTAAAAAATGATTACTAATTTTTGACCAAGTTTCACAATTATCATCTATCGTTTCGTCACCATCCATGAATTGTTCCCCATTTTCCAAAAGTCTGTATTTCACAACTCCTCCGATAATTTGCCGGGCAATTTGGTCAGCAATCCGTGTAAGCTATAGCTTATGCGGTTGCTGATCCATCCAACATTGAGTTAAGGCGCTTTAGTCGCCTTGAACTCGTTGTTGGATGCCGACCGAATGCGTGGGACCCGCTCCGTGCAGTTCCACGCAACCCTTTGACACGGTTTTTGGTATTTAGAGCAGTGTAAATGTTTCTTTCCTTCATTTAGAGAAACAACACTTGAATAAATACACTTCTTGCATCTTCCTTTGTCTTCGGGGTTTCTCAATTTATTCGACACAAAAACTCCTTTCGGGCGGCTTGGCACGTGTCGGCTAAAATCTTTGATTTTGGCCGCTAAAGCGTCCATCCAACATACTTTAGACCGTTCAGCGTAACACGCTACTGTTTCGGCATGGCGGCGAGGGCTTGTCTGGCCCGTTCAACGGCGTGGAAGGCATTCTTCCCCCGGGTTTCGCTGATACAGTCAAGCAGACCAGCCAGCGCCTCCCTCACCTGGGCTACCCATGGCTCACGCATTGACGACAACGGCTTTTGTGTCTCACTTTCGGCGGATTGTGAGCCACAAGGGGCGGGGAGTAGGAGGGCGTGGACAGCATCGAGGCCAATCTTGTCCAGTAGCAATTCCAGGAATATCCCAGAATATGAATGGTCGGAAGTTGCCAGAAACCTTGACCTGCTATCAAGAAACACCTTCTCAATCTCCTCCCTGCTCACCGCTCTCTGCCCGAACCGGGCGGCGATCCAATCGGCCAGTTCCTCGGCGCTCACGACGACCATTGGCTTTTTGTCCCAATGGGTCTCCTCTCGCCCAAACTCAGCAACAATCTCCCCCACCAGATCGGGGGCTGTGTGGTCGGTCATCTCGCGTACCTCCCGAGGTGGCCGAGTCGCTTCCCCATCTGCCGGGTGAGTTCTTGGCGGCCGTCATCCGGCACCGGGTGTCCCGGGAGGACGGGTGCAACGCCAGCGACGAGCTGAAGTTCGGCCATGAGCATATCCGCCGCCCTCGGAATGTATTCGTGCATTGGCTCGCCTGGTGTTGGCAAGGTTGCATTCCACAAGATTTTGCAAACATCGTTACGAGTCAGCGTTTTCTGAGCTACGATCAGACTGGCGAAAATGTCTTTCGCGTCTATCGCTGTCGCCGTACAGACATGATCTCCGACCGGGCCATTGCCTAGCGATTGGTTCACAACTTCTCTCCTTCGGCTTCTTCAATCTCCCGACGCCATTGGCGCCACAGTTCCCATCTCTCTTCCCAGTCCTCAGGGGCCTCGTTGTCATAGGCCCGCTGGGCATCGTCGAACGTCACAGCGGCACCTTGCAGAGGCCACCGAGAATCGCCCCGGCGACAATGGCGAGGGCGGACACGATGAGCCGCCACCACCTAGAAACGAAGCCCACGGCGAACCTCCCGGGCCCGGCCCAAGGCGGCGGCGACCTTCTCGACGCCCTCGTTCTGCAACCTCACCCGAGCGGTGATCCAGGCGACATGAACATTGAGGGAGGTACAGACAAAGGCACCGGTTTCCAGGTGGGAAACCGTGTAGCGCCCGAAGACGTTGCCGTTCCACCCAGGGGTCCGGTGGGTGACGTACCGCTCCCCCATGTACGAGAAGCGGTCGATGATCCCGGCCCGGTTGAAGCGGACAAAATCGCCGGTCCAGCGGTTGAAGACAGGGAGCTTGATGACGGTCAGCACGTTTCCTCCATCGCCGCCAGCACGGCGTCAGCGTAGGCGACGGCCGAGTGGCCGGTTGCCTGGTAGGTGTCCCACAGATGCTCAATCGGGCGGGGCTCCCCGGGGCCCTGGTCCCAAGATGCAAGGGCTGGCGCCTTGCGGATCAGGGCCTCCATGGCGCATTTCGCCAGTTCCAGCCTCTCCGCCCGGGTTCCGTGGACAATCGCAGAACCAGGGGGAGTCGGAAACTCGAAGCCACACTCCGGGCAACGGAGACTTCCGGCCTTCCCGTTCCAGGCAATGAACCCCTTGCAGTTGGGGCAATGGGTCGACCTCATTCGACTACCTCCCTGGTGCTGGAAATCATCAGCGGGATGGACTTCAGCTTGAAATTGCTCCCGAACTCGCTGTTCATGTCACTCGCATCGAAGCCCATCTCTCGGGCGGCCTCATGGGGCGACTTTACCCATCCGTTCAGGCGCCCCGCCTCAACGTTCAGACGCCGCATAAACGTCTGGTCAAGACGAACGTGGACGGTTCCCTTTTTGAACGCCCTCACATCCATGAAAAGGCGGCCGTCGACCATGCGGAACTCGTACAGACGGCCGGGCTCCCACTGAAGGTGCTGGCTGTTGGTCTCGATCTCGAAGCCCAGGTTCTCGGCGATGGTGCAGAGGTCCCCAAGGAGGTCGTGGATCAGGTGGTGGAGGCCGTTGGGGTACTCGTACTTGGAGAATCCGTCCGTGCAGAAGCACCGCCAGTGGTTCAACACCAGCCGATAGTCGAGGGTGTAGTGGGTGTGGCCCTGCTCCTTCCTGGCGTATCGCCAGTCATCCGAGACCACTCGGGTGTTCGACTTGTAGTTCCGAATGTTCTCCTGGTTCGTGAGTTCCAGGTAGACCTCGAGGAGTTGCTGGTCAAAATACTGGTTCGCGTTCTTGATCGCCCAGATGACGACCGCGTAGGCGTTGTCGGCGGTGAAATCGATCGAGGTGTGGGCGGTGAGCTTTTCGAGGAGGGCCTTCCGGCTCTTTGAGGTCAGGCGGTCGGTGATGGTGGAGAGGTTGGCGAAGAGTTCCTTCCAATAGAGGTTCTTCAGCCCCTGGATCTTGGCCTTGAGGCCTTCCTTGACCTGGGGGAGGTTCACCCCGAGTTCCTTGAAAAGCTCCCGGTCCAGCTTCTCCAGGTCTCTGTAGATCCCCAACAGGCGCTCGAAGTCCGCATGGTAGAGTTCTTCCAGGCGTTCGACGATGTTCTGTCCCTCGACCAGCGCATGGAGTTCCTGGGCCTGGGTGGTGGTTCGCCGATCGAACCTGGTTTCGTCGGTCTTGTCGGCCTGGATCTTGAACGTCGACTCGAACCAGATGTCAAAGGGGTCGATATTGAGCCGACCATCACGTCTTCCGTCGTTCCGAAACCGGATCTTCACGATGTCGACTTGGGCTCGAGCCCGACGGAATTCCGAGTCCTTGAAGGTGTCGGAACTGAGGACCTTCAACTCTCCCCAAACCCGGCTCCATTCCTTGTACTTCTTGGCCTCCTCCGGGTCTCCGATGCGACGGGTCACCACGTCCATCACGGCGCCGTTGTCCTTCCATCGCTGGGGCACCACCAGGTAGACCACGCGGCAGTTGGCCTCCGAGACGATCTTCTGGACCCAGGTATCGAACTCGGAATAGGGAGGGTTGCAGAACACCACATCGACCTTCTTGTCGATGAGGGTCTGCTGGTGGAAATCGGTCCCCACCACGAACACGTCGGGAGGGAGGGTCTGGACGAGGGTCGCCGATTTCTCGATGGCGTACTTCTCGCCCTCGTTCCGGGTCAACTCGCACAGGGTCTTGAGGGCGTTCCCGTCCCCGGCGCCGATGTCCAGGATGGAGAAATGAGGGGCCCGGCCGTAGTCGTCGAACTCGACCCGGAGGTCAGCGGCCACGACCTCGAGCATCCGGCGGCTCGTAGGATACCACTCATGATCTTCGCCGGCCGCCTTGACCCGGTCGAGGAGTGCCAGATTACTCACTCGCTCACCTCAACCCTGACAGCCTTGTAGATCTTCCCGTCGCACTCCCACAGTTCCCCGAGTCGACATCGGTCCCGATCGATCTTCGCGAACCCCCAGACCGCCAGGACGAACCCGGACATAAACCCGATAGCCAGACCGGCTACCAGGGCGTAACTCGCCGCCATCATTCCTTCACCTCTTTCGTCGGGTCGTAGTCCAGGACTACCGTCAGGGCCGGGGACTCGAATCGCCTGTTTCCTTCCGGGTCCACCTTGTCGGAGTACCCCCGTTCCTTGCCCTTCAGGGCCAAGTACCATTTCGCCGTGCCGATGTCCTGCTTCTGGATCGCCTGGAGAATGACCCCTTCGGCCAGGTCGCACCTCATCTCAATCTCGTCCTGGTAAGCTACCCGGACGTCCTCATGGTCCTCGATGAACTTTTTCGCCGTGTGCCACGCCACGCCAGTCTTTCGGGCGATGCTGGCGATGATTCCACCACTTCCCGGGATAGCCTTCAAGAAAAGGGCCTTCTGAGCGGCCAGGCGGGCGGTTTCCAAGTCTTTAGCGGTCAGGGTCGCAGATTTCGTATCCGCCCCCTTCTTTGGTCGCCCCATTCAACGGCTCCCGGGCCTGAGGCCCTTGTAGGGTTTGCAGGCGGCTCCGAGGTCGCACCGCAAAAGCAGGACTTCCTCGGTCATCTCGGGCGAGTACCACGGGAGCCGCAAAGACCGGACCTGGTCCTTCGTCATGGACAGGGCGGTCGAGACCTCTCTGGGAGTTAACTGCACCGGGAGACCGGACACGAACTCTGCCAGTGTCGGACTCCAGGCGGCCAGTTCCTCGTCGGTCGCTCCAAACGGGTTCTTCCCCACCGGGGCGGCACCAATGATTCTGGTCGGCGGGAGGATTCTCATGTAGCCCCCTACCGTGCAAGCGGTCAGGACTCCTTTGTGAACGAGGTAATAGACTCTCTGACGAGCGGCGGCCTTTTCCCCCGGGAACCATTCGGCCACCGCCTCGGGCGTGTAGAGCTTCATCTTCACCGGGGCTCCAGGAGACCGGCCTTCTTCATGTCCCCGTAGACCCCGGTAATGGTCCGGCCGATGTCTTCGCACAACTCCAAGGCCCCGGCGGTGTCGGGTGACGTCTCAAGGTACTTTGAGACGCGGAGCAGGGCGTCAGACAGGCTTTCCGCTACCCTCGCCATCACCAGGGCTTGCCCCGGGAACTCCAGGAGTTCCTTGACGATTTGCCGGGCCGAGTTATTCGGGCTCACCGACCCGATGGTCACGAACTCCCCATCCGGGCAGATGGCCACGATCCAGTCGTCCTTGTCCAGGACCAGAGTCACCGGGGTCACTCTCCCACCCCCGCCGGGGGTTCCGCCCCATCGTGCCACAAGGCCGTCCCATCCTTGAAACGATGCCCTCCGGTTCCCGCCAGCTTGACGTAGAGCGCATCGGTCCCCCGGCGCCCCATGTGATCCATTGCCGCCGTCACGGATACATGGAGTTCCCGGACCCCGTCCATATAGGTCCAGGTCGGTCTGCCTCTCTTGAGAACCACGGGCGCCCTCGGTGGCTCACCTTCCCCCCTGACCCAGTCGGGAACTTCCATCGCGGTCGACCAGACAGTAGCCCCATTGGAGAATCGGTAGTATCCCTGCCGGAACAGGCTTTCGTTGACGATGGACCAGAACTTACAGTTCGGGCCGAGAACCCGCCTTTGGGCCTGGTTGATGGTCTGGTGCTCCTCAATCACGCCGTCAGGCGTTCGGGACCGGAACCCCACCAGCCCCTCCCGCCGCCGTCGATCAGCCTCTCTGGCCGCCTGAACCTGAGCCTGGAAGTCCTCATCGGACACCTCGACCAAGGTCGTCTTTCCCATGTACTGCAAGAGGACATCGTCCTCCTCTGGAGTCCCTGGCGCATAGTCCATCCGGGGCGGGGCGACACGCTCGAAAACCCTCACCTCTTCATCGTCGCAAGCCGCCCGCCGGTCCGCCGACAGCACCATCCACGATGGAGGGGTCATGGGCCGAGACGGGGTGGTATAGAACCAGGACGGGAGACTGGGATCGCGCTTCTCTACCCCCGGAAAAACCCCGGATTTCCCCGGGGTCGAAATGCAGTTCATACTATTTTCGCCTCCAAACTGGAGTATATATCTCATGGGTAGATATTGTCAACCGCAAATATCTACCATATGGATTTTTAGGCGTCCGGGTAAAGTCGGGTCGCCACGGCCGCCAGGTGGGCAAGGTGCCCTTCGGCCTCGGCGTACCCCAGGGCCGAGACCCCTCGTTCCTTGGCACGGCCTTTCAGGTCGATTCCGTAGGCCCCCCGGAAGGCTTCATACAGGCGATTGTAGGCGGCCTCATGTGTCCGCACCTTCTTGAGGCGCACCCAGTTCCCCATGGCCTCCCGGAGCCGGGCCCGAAGGATGGTCGAGTCCGAGATGGGCGGGGGAGGGAGGGCGGTGGCCTCCGGGGCCTGGGCGATCATGCGGACGGTCTCCGAGACAGCGGCCCGGACAGCTTCCGCCACCGTGACCCGGATGACCTCGACAATCTCACCTGACAAGGCGGCCCCTCGGGGCGGCTGGGCGCTGGCCTGGTAGAGTGCGGCGATCTTGGGGCCCAGCCCCTTGCCGATGATTTCCAGGGTCTCAGTCATGTCGAAATCGGCAGCAACCCCGGCCGCCGCCGCCATTTTGGCCGTCGTTCTGACGCTGGCCGTTTGGGCCCATCGCTGGACCGTTCTCTCGGGCCGTCCGACCAGGTCCGCAATCTCCCGACAGGTCATGCTCACCTCCAAAAGATTGGCCCCGCAGGATCAACGATCCCCGGGGCCTCAAGTCCGAACGTCCTAACCCGCCGCCTTCCTCGACGAAGAAGGCGAACCGCCGAAGCGGCACACTACCAGACCGGCCCACCCGGCTTGATTGGAGGGGGAGGATTTGAACCTCCGACTTCCAGCAGAAGAGGCTGGCGACATAACCAGGCTAGTCCACCCTCCTACGAAATTCCGACAGGTCAACCACTCGCCACCCATCCACCGGCAGGGCCACACCCGGGCGTTTGCACCGCCCACGTTCGCCCAGACAGCGGCCAAAGCCTTGTCCGTTGCGTCGGAATATCTCCATGGTAGATATTTCTCCTCAGTGCATCAAGTCGTAGGCGCCATTCGACAGCTCGAAAAGCACTGTGTGGCGGACGAACTTCTCGGTCGGAGCAAGCCCGAGGGCTTCGCATACCGCCCGCTTCTCGACGTTGTTCGGAAAAACGAAGGTGATGACGTTGTCGCTCACGTCGTTCCCGTGGGACTCGCCAGCCAGGTTCTTTTCCTTCTGCTCCGCCCGGTAGTCCGCCTTCGCCTGACGGAGCTTATCCATCTGCCTCATCTTCTCGAGTTCGTCCACCTCTTCCCTGACCTGATCGTCCTTCCCAAAGGCAGTCATTTCGGCGTGGCCGGTGTCGGCGAACAGGAAGTCCAGGTCGACCTGGTCGAACCCCAGGTCTTCGGTGAACTTCAGGTCGGGAAAGTCGACATGAATCTGTACCAGGGCCTCGACGTCAAACTCCCCCTGTAGGCCGGTATTGTTCAGGGCGATGTTCGCCCGGACCTCCTCCTCGTCGGTCAGGTCGACCAGAGCAACGTTCAGTTCATAGTCGTCCTTTCGGATCAAGGCGTCCTGAGCTTTGAGCCGCTGATGCCCCCCAACGATGCGCCAGGTCCTCCGGTTCACGATGAGGGGCCCGAGGAGCCCCATATCCTTGATGAACTTTTGGAGCTTCTTGCGGGCCGTCTCGGTGATCTTGCGGGGGTTGTAGGGGGCTTCCTGGATTTGCCGCCGGTTCACCGTGGTCATGGTGAACTTCTCAAGAGGGTTCGGGGTACTCAATGGGTGTCCTTTCCGGCCGACCGGGCCGGGCGGTCAGTCGTAGAGCATTTCCAGCCGGAGCCGTTCCGCCGCCAGGCTGGGGTACTTCGCCACGATCCGGGCCCAATCGTCCGGGTAGTTGTTAATGATGAACCACAGTTCCTCACCCTTGAGCGTGGTGAAGTCCCGGATGCCGACCTCGTAGGTCTCGGGGAGCGGGAGTCGATGGTCCTCGATGTACTTGCGAACGTGGGCCTTTTTCCACTCGGCGATGGGGTACAGGTGCCGGTACTTGAAGTCCATCCCAAAAGACCCGGTGGAAATCCCCTTCTTGTCCTTGAGGGAAAGCTGGCCCCGCCGCTGAAGGCTGTCAGTCTTCATGAAGCCCCACGCCAGCCACGGGGTCTGGTAGGTGTCCCGCAGGTAGTTTTCCATCATCGTCATCGTCACCGGCCGCCGCCGGGTGAACTGGGCCGACGGAACCAAATAGTCGACGTCTGGGTGAGGGTGCCGCCGGACAGACACCCCCCACCGTTGCTCGTAGTGCGAAATGATGCGGTCGACCCAGGTAAGACGGTCGACGTAGTACAGATGGACCGGAATCACTCGGTTAGGCCCAAAGGCCTTGACCATGATGTCCAGCATACAGACCGAGTCCTGACCCGTGGAGAACATCGCCACGACGGGCCCGGAGATTCGGCCCGCCATGGCGTTCACGTTCTCCAAGAGCATCTTTTACCCCAACAGCCCCGCAACACTCCGGGAGGCGCCGGACCGGGACCGAGCCGACTTAAAGGCGGCCTTGCGTTCGCCTTTGGTAGCGCCCCGAGTTTTCAGACCGCCGGTAGCGACCAGGGAGGCCTTCTTTCCGAACTTGCCTCCGTTTCCTTTCTTCACCTGCCGAGGCTGGGTTTGATCCCCAACCTGAAGCCCGAGCCTTCCGGCCATGTTTGTACCTCCGGGTTACATGGTTTCCCGCCCGGCAAGGTCGGCATGGTCGAAATCCCACAGCCGGAGCTTGCCTTTGACGTACCTGAAGGGTACACGGAAGAGCCGAGCGTTTTTCAAATGCCAATGGTAGGCCGAATCGGGGTCGGCGAACGGATTGTCCGACGGACCTCCCGGGGTGACGGCCGCCAGGTCCACGACCCCAATGATCGACGAGGCGGTCCAGAAGTGGCCGCCACGCTGGGCCAGGACGTTTGTCCGGGAGCAGACCAGCCGCTCCCGTCGTTCCTGGTCGGTCAGCGAATCGGGGTCCGCCACGAAGGCGGCCTCATCCGCCTGGTCGATCTTGAAGTACCGAGAAGTCGAGTTGTCCAGCGTTCCCAGTTGCACCTGGACGAACTCTTCGATTAGGCGGAGATGGGGGTAGTCGGTCAGGTCCGGCATCCCGCCAATGTCCTTCCCAGAGGCATGGATGAGGAGAGGCCCCCGGTAGTCGGTGGACCAGTCTCGATTTTCGACGGTCTTCAATCCCGTCGCTACCAGGTAGGCGAGGGGATTTTGAATGGACAGCGTTTTCATGGGTCTCCTTTCATGCCAAAGGCCCGGGGAAACCGGGCCTTGACGTTGTGCGAAATTGATCTAGGCCGACCGAGCCACAGCGATCCGGCGGACTTTCGTCTTCACTCCGGGCACCGGAGTCCCGGCCTTCACGGCGGCCGCTACGGCGGACCAGTCGACGGTTTTGAACTGATCGGGGATCAGAGCGGGGTCGGACGCTTCGACGTCGACGACAACCTCTTCTCGGTACGAGAGTCCTTTGACCTCGAGATTCGGCCCGGCCGAGGCGGCGAAGTCCGGGGCGTCCAGGCTATCCGGGTCGATCCCCAGGGCCTCGGCCTCGGCACGGAACTCGGCGAGGCGGTCGGCGGCGGCCTTCCTCGCCTGGGCGTCGGCCAGCACCTTGTAGGCCGTCAGCTTCTCCTTCACGATGGCCTCGGCCTGGTCCAGGACCGAGGTATAGCGCTTGATTTCCTCGAGCTTCGCTTTGTAGGGAGCGTACAGCGCCTTCTTCTCGGGCTCGAAGGCCTCCTCGACCAGCTTGCCGGTCGCCTTGATCTTCTTGAGGAAGTCAGCGCCGGCCATGTAATCGTCGGCGGACTTGATTTCCACAGCCCGCATATCGCCAAGAATGGATTCGACGGTCTTCATCAACTGGGCGGAGTCCATTACTCGACCTCCTTGCTGATGACCATTCCGACGGCCCGGTAGTACGGGGAGCCGGAGTCGATGCGAACCATGTCCTGCCGAAAGACCTGTCCGCAGAACGGGAAGGTCAGGTACTCGTCGATCATGTTCTGAAAGAGATTCTGCCGCCGCTCACCGAGTCCTTCGTAGAACTCCCGGACATCCGGGGTCATGTAGACCGCAACGCTTACCAGGCCTTGCGTGAACTGGGCGGCCACGGTACCGTCCGCCAGAACCACGCCACCTTCGGTCTGAAGGACCGTCGTCATTTCCAGAAAACCTTGCTTGTTCATGATTGCCTCCGATTCAACGATAATCTATATAATCGATAGTGTCAAGCCTGGAAAGGAAGAACCAAATCCGGCCGGTTGATCTCCGCCTGATAGGCGGCTGTCTCCGGGGTCCAGCGACTCGGGGTCTTGACACCCCATTCGGCCGCCAGGTGCCGGAAGTTCCACTCGTCCACAAACACGACAACCCGCCCAGTCATGCAAAGAACCCGACGGATTTCCCGATCTACCTCAACGAACAGGCCTCGGGGGGCCTTAATCTTTCCCCAGTCGTCCATGCCTATCACCTACCTCAAAACGGAATGTCGTCTTCGTAGGCGCGCGGATCGTAGTCGTCCTCCAGGGCCCCGCCGCCGGTCGGTCCGGACGCCTGGGCCGGGGTTCCACCAGCCTTCGGGGCGGACCCGACGAAGTGGATGGTATTGACGTTGAATACAACCTTGTTGTGCTTCTGCCCGTCCTTCTCCCAGGACTCTTTCCGGGCCGAGGCGTCGACCGCCACCTTCGCGCCTTTGGTCAGGTACTTCGACAGGGCCTCGGCGGGCTTGTCCCACAACTGAAAGTCAAAGAAATCCGCCTTGCCGTCCTGTCCTTTTGGGACGTAGCGAGAGACCGCCAGGCAGAAATTGCACACGGCCATCCCAGACGGCGTGTACCTCAGTTCAGCATCCCGGACGACTCGTCCGGTAAAAAGATTCTTGTTCAGATCGGAACCCATATGACACCTCTGATCCGACCGTAATATCGAATCTATAGATTGTCAAGCTGTTTTCGCCGAGGTCCTCGGAGAAGGCTTTCCAGGTCCTCGAGGACAGCGGCCGTCTCCTGGTCGGTCGGCTTCACCACCTCGGACAGGGTGTACTTCTTGTCGTCCTTCCACAGCGTCGGCTCCTTGAGCGCCTTCTCGGCCACCCATCGGATCATGGCGGCATAGTGGCTCTTGTACCGGCTCCGGCCCGGATGCCCCTCTTCCCACTCTTGGAGGTAGGTATCCAGGATCTCGACCATCCGGCCGAAGCACGGCCGACCGACTCGCTTCACCAGAGCCGCCTCCTCGTCGTCAGTGAGTTCGACCCTGCCGAACTCTCCGAACGTCTTGAGGCCTGGTTTTTTGGGCGAAGCCTTTCTGGATCTAGTAGAAGGATCATTGGTAGAAGAGTCATTAGATCCGACTTTTGCGTCGATAGGGTCTCGACTCGAACGTCGACAGCTATCGACTTTTGCGTCGACAGGGCTATCGACTCCGGCGTCGATAGGTTTGTCCCGAACAAGAGGCCCGAATCCGACACTGTTCACGGCGAAGTAGGCGTATTTCCCCCCGACCGTGTGGATGTGGAGGTCGAGAACTCCGGCGTCTACGAGCTTGCGGAACCGCCGGGCCAGGCTTTCCTTGTTCGTAATTTCCAGGCACGGGAGGTCGTCAATGACCGCCTGATAGTGGACCCAGTAGAACGGCCGCCCATCGACGATCAGCATTTTCATATCGCCAGACTGGGAGAAATCCACGAACCATCGGAGGATCAAGGCGTCGGCAAGGTTGAGGCCAAGTCCGACCAGCACGGGCTGGGAGAAGCCTTCAATGGTGAACTTCACTTGCGGGCCGTCCTGGGGTCAGTCTTCAGGACCATGTCCTCGACCCGGGCCGACCACTCCCGGCGTTCCCGGCGAACGACAACGACGCCCGCAATCCCCAGGGCGACCAGGGAAAACAGGCAAGCAATAGCGATCATGAGCGCCTCCGAGGCCGAGAATATCGGCCTTACAGATGCTTGTCAACAAAAAAAGATCGGCGGTATCTGGTTTAGAGATAGAAACGCCGCTCTTGCGTTTCTATCAGTCTCCTAGATTTTCCGTGGTATTCCTGCCGCAGGGCGTGGAAATCCAACTCTTGCGGTCGATGACGCCGAAGCTCCATCGCCTCGACAGCATCAGCGCCAAGGTCGGCGAGAAGATGGACCCGAAAGACGTCTTTGCGCCCCCCGTGGACTCGGTTGCAGAGGTGGCACTGGGCCCGGACCCCCTCTTCGTCGAAGAGGACGGAGTTTGACCGTCCGTCAACGAAATGTCCGGCATCGAGTTCTAAGAATCGGAAAACGCCTCCGCAAGTGTAGCACCGGCCCCGCTCAAATCCCCCGGTCGTCGCCAGGCAGTCCCGGAGCCGCACGAACCGGGAAAACTCGTTCCATGCGGCTTCCCGGGCTGTCAGACAGCCTTCCCGAGGCCCGCCGAGGCCAGAACAGCGTCAAGGTCAACGCCGACCAGGGCGCAAGCCGCCAGGGCTTTGTCGTACCCCATCGAACCGGGCTTGTACCGCAGGAAGGCGAAGTAGTTCGGGCCGACGCCGACCCGCTCGGCCAGCCATTTGTAGGTCGAGAACATCCCGGCCGCCTGGGCCTTGTCCAAGGCGTCGAGAACCAGGCCGGACGGGACTCGGTCCCGAGGCGCAAAGACCTCGGACCACACGGCCGACGTCGCCTGATCCACCAGGTCGACAGGAACTCCGGCACCGACCAGGGCGGCGCTAATCTTCGTCTTCAAATCCGGTTTCATACTCCTCCTCCGAATACTCTGGTAACAGCACACAATATTCCGCTGATAACTGCTGGATCTCCTCGATCAGCAGGGCGCACTCTTCGACGGAGGCGGCGCCTTCGCTCTTCGGGATCGCCTCGCCGTCCATGGCGGTGAAGCCCGGATAGCCTCGGCTCATCGCCCGCTTCTTGACTTCCCACTTCACGGCCTCGAAGTCGTTGCCCGTGACCATGCAGAAAAAACGGATGTACCCGTTCAGCCGCCGATTCTGGGACCGGCGACCAACGGTCCGGGACCGGAAGGGCTTCTTCACGAAAACCTGAAAGTGCCCAGCCGTCGTCGGGTTGGTCTTCCTGAAGAAGGCCAGAAGGTCGCTGTCTTCGGTGAAATTCAGCGGGGCGAAGCGCCAGGCTTGCCCGTCACGCTCAAGCCGACAGAGCTTCAGCGCCTCCTTTCCACTTCCAGAGCCGAACCACGCCCGTCCAAGTCTCCCGGATGACCGGGGAACTCATCGGGACGGTCTGGCCGTTCAGCCGGATCGAGTCGGACCAGGTGTATTTCCCATCCTTGAGGTACAGGACACCGACGTCGTCGATCTTCAGCTTCTCGTAGAGGGCGAAGGCCTCCCGGTAGGCCGTCAACTGGAGACCATGCCAGGAGGCTTTTCCGCCGGTCTTGTAGTCTGCCAGGACTAGAGTCGAGTCCGGCCGCTGATAGACGACGTCGGTCGTCCCGGCGTACTCGAAAGCCGGATGGTAGAAGCGAGACTCCGACCGGAAAACCTTCCAGCCCGTCGCCTTCAGGAAATCCTGATGGGCCAGGAGGTAAGGGTAGACCGGGTCGGCCTCGAAGGCCTCGACCGGAAGGACGCCTTTGTTCACCAGTTCCAGAGCCTCATGGACCTCAGTCCCAAAGTCCCGGGCCCGGGTCCCCCGGTACTTCGACTCGTCGATGATCCCGGCGGCCTTGAGTAGACTCGTGACGCCGGGAATCTCCCGACGGGCACCGCCTTCCTCGACCAAGTAGTATTTGTGGGCCTGTTCGTCGAAATCGAGGGTCTTCATGCCGCCGCCACCTTCTTCTCCCACTTCGTTACCAGGAGGTCGACCGCCTTGTCGGTCTTCGTGACCAAGAGGTCCGCCACAATCGGGGCACCGAACCGCTGGAGAGCCCAGAGCAGTTTCTCCTGCTCCATGACCGCCCGGCCTTTGATTCTCGCCCAGACAGCCTTTTTCTGATCGCCCCCAAGGTCCAGGCCGAAATTGTGGAGCCGGGTCTTCAGTTCGTCGTCCGAGAGCGTCTTGACGCCATCGGCCGGGTCGCCCGGGGCGCTGGCTCCCGTAGCCTCCGCCGGCTTCTTCCCGGCGGCCGGAGCCTCGCCGGACGGCAGAGCCCAGGCGGGCAAGGCCGGGGGGTTCCACCGGAGTTCCACGCCGGGAGCCTCCTTGTTCTTCTTGTCCTTCACAAAATCCTTGTTGATACCGTCGGGCGTGTGCCAGACAAAGGTTTCGGGGAGCTTGTACAGGTAGCGTCCCAGGCCCCACTGGACCCCGGCCCGCTTCATGGACCCGGAGAGCCCGCCTTTCACCGACTCGAAGTCCGAGTTCTCGGCTCCGTCCCACTTCGTAACCCACTCGCCGTCGACCCGGATGGACAGGCCGCAGAGGACTCCGCCGGACGGGCCTTCCTTGTACTCGTTCTTCCAGTTGGCCGGACCGACGACTTCGTCCAGGCGGTCCTGAATGGCCCGATTCGTGATGTACGCCAGGACGACCCCCCATGCCCGGCCATCCTTCACACCAGAGCGGTCGACCCGCCACTCAATATCGAGCGCCGAGAACGGCGCCGACAGCTTCTTCCAGTCCATGCTGTTCACCTCTTGTTCAACGTTAATCTATCTCTTCGATATTGTCAAGCGAGAGGTGACAGTCGGAAACGAATGGGATTGACGAGAGAGAATCTAGAGGATAGATTGTCCTTGCTGATCGCCTCCAATGATCCGCTAAGGCGCCCCCGGCTTTCGTCCAGCCTGGGGCGTCTTTTTTATAGCCCGAAATCCTTCCTTATTTCTTCAATCAGACCGGCGACAGCCCCGGCGAGGGCGGAGACCATCACTTCCCGATCCCGGGCCAGATACTCCATGGCCGCCTGGGCTCCGTTCAGCTTCGCCCCGACTTTCTCATCAATGAGCCCCGCCTGGATCAGCACCACGGCCCCTTCCAGCATGTCCCCTATGGCCTCGGCCGCCACATTTGGGCCCGCATTCCCTCGGGGGGTTGCTTCCCGGAGGAGTAGCGTCACCGCCCGCGCCGCCCGGATTCGGCAGATGAGTTCACAATGGTTCACTGGTCCCCCTCGGGAAGTTTGGCACCCCGGGCCTTGAGAGCTTCGGTGAGCAAAATCCGAATCATAGCCGCCTGAGACAGCCCCGCAGGCGCCCTCTGCTGATCCACCAAAGCGAGGATTTCTTCGGTGATGGTATAGGTTTTCATTTTCATGTTTGGCCCCTTGCGAGATTCATACAACGAACATTATTTCCGTGCCAATATCTACCTATAAGATATTTGAAAAGTGACATTCTAGCACGGTATCTGCTTTCCATGCATCGATGGTGCACTATCTGAACTCACCCCGGCTCACTGGTCAATCTAAGTCGATCTTATATGGACAGGCGGATTAGTTTCGATGTACTTTGCAATGGATAGATACTAGAATATTACTGGGGGATTGAGATGAGTGAGCGGCTGTATGAGATCGGAGAGCGAATGAAGTACGTATTCCTGGCAAATTTGCCACCCATTCCTGGGCATGGTTGCCACCCTGGGGCTTGGGGTGTGCTCGTTAGTTGATTGTACTAGGGTGGCAAGTTTGCCTCAATAACCTCCTTGCTCGAGAGAGTCCGTCTGCGGAGGTTTTGGTGGTTCGATAAACCCATTGATGGGTTTTTTGGGCCGACCTCCTTTCTTGCCATTGAGTCGGGCCATGGCGGCTTTTTGCCCCCCGGACTGAGAACCACACAGGTATCCGATCAAGGGCCCGATTTGGGTGATGGGGATCTTGGCTGACAGGAGTTCCACCTCCCATCCGCCATTGGGGTCCTGGGAGTTGAGGTAGTCGCAGGCGGCCTGGGCCACCTCTGGCCGGGCAACGACCTGCCAGTCGGTTTTCACGGTAGCATCGGCGACGAGCCGGTACACACAGACAGGGACGCTACCATCTTCACGATCGTGCATCGTTGGGTTCCTCCTGACGGGACATTAGTAACCCATCGATGGGTTTTTTGGGGACTGCCTCGACAGCCGCTTTGCGCCGGGAGTCACCCTTGAGGTCAAACCGGATGGCACGGTGGACCAGCCGATCACAGATGGCGTCGGCCACGGTGGGTTCTCCGATCCTCTCGAACCAGAGTGAGACCGGGACTTGGCTGGCGATGATCGTGGCCAGCTTCCCGGCCCGGTCCTCAACGATCTCGAAGAGGGCCAGCCGGTCCTCTGGTTCCAATACTTCCAAGCCGAAGTCATCGAGGATCAGGACTGGGGTCTTGGCCAGGCGGTCGATGAAGCGTTTGTAGGTTCCCTCCTTGCGGTGGCGACGGAGGGTGGGGAACAGCTTCCGGGCGTTGAAGTACCGGGTGGCATGCCCCATCAGGCAGGCTTGGAGCCCCAGGGCCTGGGCCAGGAAGCTCTTCCCGATTCCAGTTGGTCCGGTGATGATAAACACGTCGGCAGCGGTAACCCACCGGCAATCGGCATACGGGGCGACTGCGGCACGGTCCAGGCTTCGGCCGCCGGCGAACTCTAGTTCGGTGAGCGAGGAGGCTGTGTGGAAGCAGGCAGCCCGGATCAGACGGCTGGAGCGGCGTTCCCGTCGTTCGTCCCATTCGGCATCGACCAGTTGGGCCAGTAGTTCCGGGCCTTCCAGACCGGGCAGGAGTCTGGTGTCCAACAGAGTTTGAAGGCTTCGTTCCATGCCGTGAAGCTTCAGGGCTCCCAGGCGTTCCAGGGTGGCATTGGTGTTCATGATGGTTCCTTATTGGTAGGCGGCTTGGCCGCGTAGGTTCTCGTGGACGGTGGTCACCGCCGCCGGGGGGAGGACGAGGATCTTGTCTTCATCCTGTTCCAGGATGGTTTTGACGGCCCGATAGGAAGCTTCCTCTCGTTCCAGCGCGAGCAGACAGGCCCGGTTGAGCCGGGCACTCTCCCACTTGCGTCCCAGGCCGATGAGGCCCAGGCAGGCTTTGAAGCCGTGCTCGGGGTACTCATAACGGTCCATGATCCGCTGACAAACTTGGGCAACGGAGGATCCCAACTCCTTTGCCCAGTTCAAGATACGACCAGGTGACCACTCGGCCACAAACTGATGGTGGTCGGGCATGTGCTCCTTCTGGGTCGACCATCCCCGGGTATGGGAGCGCAAGTGGAAGGCCTGCCGGAGGTTGTCGTGGTAGACCTCGACGGTCCGGCTCGTCCAGACCACAGTGACCTCTTGGCCCAACAGGCGCCAGGGCACGCTGTAGTAGTGCTCCACCTCGCCCTCCTTGAGACGGATGTGGTAGGTGTTGGCAACCTTCTGGAGCTTGTACTGACGGTACTCGAAGACTGTGGCCGGTAAGGGCTTGAGCACCGGCCGGTCGACGCTCTTCCAGAGCTCTTCCCGGCTGACCGCCATCCTCTGGAACTTGCGGGCATTGTGGGCATCCAGGAGCATCCAAAGGGCCTGGTTGAGCTCCTCGAGGCTGCGGAACTTCCGGTTCCGCAAAGGGGCGAACAATCGGGTATAGAGGATTCTGACGGCGCCTTCGACCAAGGATTTATCCTTGGGCTTGTAGGGCCGAGCCGGAAGGATGACCGTCCCATAGTGGTCGGCAAAGTCGGTGAAGGTCCGATTGTTCACCGGCTCGTACTTGCTGGCGGTGGTCACGGCTCCCTTGTAGGCATCGGGCACCAGCCCGGCGGGGACTCCGCCGAAGTGCTCGAAGGAATGGAGGCATCCGGTGATCCAGTGGCGTTGCTCCTGGCTGGGGAAGGCCTCGGCGTAGGTGTACTGGCTGGCCCCCAAAATCGAGACGAAGAACTGGGGATGGGTCTCGATGCCGGTCTTGGGATCGGTGATGCACAGCGGCAACTTCCCGGCCCAGTCGAAGTAGGCCAGCTCCCCGGCACGGTGCTCAAAGTGCAGGCTGAGGTTGTCCGGCTGGGCACCCTTCCACACCTGGTAGTGATGGCAGAAGCGGCTGTAGGTGTACCCGTCGGGATTCTTCTGGCGGTACTCGTTCCAGAGCACCTCCCTGGTGACCCCGACCTTCTTCAGTTCCTGGGCCATCTCGGGGAAGTACTCCATCGCCGCCAACAACCGGGGATCGGAGGTCCGGCCTCCCATGGTCAGGGCCGACATGGCATCGGAGTCCGATAGTCCCTTCAGGGTCTCGAGAGTCAGGCCGCTGCTCTTCCAGTTGAGCAGATATTGGGCCACGGTAGGCCGACTGATTCCGGTGAGTTTGCTGATCTGCCGGTCGCTCAGACCGTTGGTCTGGCTGAGTTCAATGATTCGTCGAATCTGGTGCATTGGTGTCCTCGTTTGAGCCATCCGCCCCCTCCTTGGGAGCCGACAGCATAGTTTGAGGAGCACACCGTTCAAAGCCCAGGAATTTTGACCAGAAATCGGGCTCCCAACGGGGCCTAATTCCTGGTCCGGTATGACCGTTCCTGCGGATGCCTGCCGGGTATTCCTGCCAATACGCCAAAAGTGGCAACCTTGGCCAGGAATTCTCCCGTCTCAGACCCCGCCAGGGTGGCAACCTTCGTCAGGAACGGGTGGCAGGCATCGCCAGGAATCTACACGTGAACCCGATCCCGTCCATGATGCCGTTCGCGGTGCGTCATCGGGAGCGGCAGGACTTCCGACCCGCCGAGGTCAGGCGGCTCTTGGACCGATCGACGATCCCGACAATCTGGGCGGACCCAACGGCTAGACAGGCCATCTACCGGGACGGATGGAGGCTCTACTCCATGAGCCTGCTACTCGCGGTCACTGGGGCACGGTGGAGCGCCGTTGCCGCCCTGGAGTCCGGAGACATCACCCAGGAGGCCGGGTACTACGTGGTGCGTCTGGACAAGGCCCTCGCCGAGATCCGGGGAGTCAAGCCGGGCACGAAGACGGGAAGGGGGACCCTAGTCCCGGTAGCGCGGGAGGTTCTCGACCAGGTCCTGCCGCATCTTCCGGAGTCTGGACCGCTGTTCCCGTCCTTCGGCCGACGGCACGGCCACCTTACCCACCACACAGCGATCAAGCACCTCAAGGCCGCGATGATCCGGGCCGGAATCAGTGAAAGGGCCCAGCGGGAACGTCTCCTGGGCTTCCACTCTTGGAAGCACACGTTCGTGACTAGGGCCCGGGCGGCTGGGCTGTCGGCCGAAGTCCGGAGCGCCTTTACGGAGCACCGGGACGAGCGAACCGCGGGGATCTACACCCACCTGGCGCCGATCGACCTGCTGGACGCTCTGCCGGTACAGAGGGCGATGCTCGGGGCCTAGAGCAAATCCCCGGGGGCAGTCACGCGGACCAGGCCGGGGCTGGCGCTCCCAGCCCAGCAATCTAGTCACTCGGTCGGCGGTTGCTTGCGTGGTCGGCCTGGCTTGACGTGGTCCTCCGGTGGTTCCTTGCCCATTTTTCGGTAGTATTTCGACCTTTTTTGCACCCTCTGGCGCTCCAGTCTGATTTGCTCCGAGCACCCTGGACAATGGAGTTGGGACGACCCAGTTACGGTAAACTCTTTTCCGCATCGCTGACACTTGTCCAAGGACCCCCAAGGTCTTCCACCGCCCTTGATTGTCGCCCGCTTTTGCGCCTGCCTATGCTGTCTACGGACCTTCTCGATATTTTCGGCAATCCACTTCGGGGCTATTTTTCTCTGCAATTCCAACGCCTTCTCGGATTCGTTGATGGGTTGACAGCCCCGGCAAAAACGTTGGGATGCCGATTCCACGAGGAAGCCCTCCCCGCACCGCTCGCAATGATCGACGGACCCCAACGGGCGCTCTTCGTGTCGCCGTTTCCGCTCTTGATAGCGGAGGGCTCTTTCGAGGACAACGATCGGTTTGCAGGCTGTGCACCATTTGGCACGGGGTCCCTTTGAGTCGAACTGAGCCCCGCACCTGTGGCAAGTACGTTGGTAACGGTGTGCCGACACGGTCTACAGACCTTCACGACCCAACTTCTCCCGGACTGCCTCACGGAGCCAGTCTTGGTCGGGGTTGCCCTTGGCGTTCCTGGGGACCCGCTCAAGATCGGCTGTCTCGATCCTAAACCCCAGCATATCGGTCTTGGCAAACTTCTGGGGGCGCCCCATGACGCCAGGGACACGGGCCAGTTGCGGGCCATTCGGCCACTGCCGCAGGAAGCGACCGGCAAGGGCTTTGTCCTCGTCGGTTCGGTCAGGCTCCTCGGCCCAGGCCTTGACCAGGTCGGCGACGACGAAGGGACCAAGCCTGTCCCTGGGGCCATGGGCAACTCCCATGTGGAGCATCACAGGCATCCCGTAGGACGATGCCGGGTGGTCGGTGGTCAGGGACCAAGGTCCCCCGGTCCATCTATTTGGATCAGCCATTTTTCCCTCCAAAGGAAAGCCCCGGTTTCCCGGGGCGATGGATCAGAACTCGAAGGTCTGAGTCTTGGTGTCCCAAGCTTCCCGGTTGGCCTTCACAACCTCGCAAGCTGTCCAGTAGGTGCAACCCACGTTGCTTTCAACCCACATTTCGTACCGGGGGCTGTAGGTCACTACTTTGTAGGCGGAAAATCCGTTCTGCCGACCGATCGAAACCTTGTAGCTGACATTCCGCTTGGTAACCTTGGCGCTCATTTTCTTTCCGGGCTTACTGTCCAACCCGCGGGACCGTATCAATCGGTTGACTCTCTCTCAACCATGTACTAATGATAACATTAGTCTCGGGATACGTCAATAGAAATGTTATCAAAAGTCGGAAGTTTTTTGGACACAAAAAAGCCCTGACCGAAGCCGGGGTACGATGAGGTTGGGCGGGGTGGTCAGCGGGTCAGTCCCCAGACTACCGCCGCCACCACGGCAACCAGCCCTGCCCCGCCGGCCACCATCCACGCCAGGTCACGCTCGGCCCTGGCCGCCCGGAGGGCTTCGGACTGGACCCGTTCGGACTCAGCGACCGCCGCCCGGTAGTCGCTCAACTCCTGCCGCGATGAGTCGAGCAAGCGCGAGGTCTCCGTCAAGGCCGTCTGCAAGTACTCCTGCGCTGACCGTGACGCGGTCAACTGATCCGTGAGCGCCCGCAAGCTGGCCTCGGAGTCCGTCAGCTGTCCTTTGAGCGTCAGCAAGTCGGCCCGCAAGCTCTCGGCTTCGGCTATCCGCTCGGTCAACCTCGTCACCAGCTCGGATGAGGCTCTGCTCAAGGACCACTCCCCGCTCGGCGGCGGCTCGCTCGGCGGCGGCGATGGCGAGGTCTGCTCGGCGGTCACCGGGGTCGGGACGCAGGCCAGCGCCCAGAGCATAGCCAGCCAGGCCCGAGGCCCCTGCAATCGCCATGATGAGGAGGGCCTGACCGACACGCTTCACCGGAGCCTTTCGCGGGCCCGCTTGCGCCGCTCGGCCCGGTTCAAGGGCGCGGGCCGGAAGGCCTCCAGGATCGCCAGGGACAGGTCTCTGAGGAACTTTTTCACTTCACGCCTCCACGACGAACCAGCCTTGGCCGTCTCGCACGGCCCAGGTCTTGTCGTCGACTTTGTCTGCTACCTCGATCAGCTTCTTTGCCAGCATCTCCAGGTCAATCCGGCTGGTGATCCTGACGCACCCGAGGGTCGTAGGACTGACCGATGAGTGCAAGCCGAAGCAACCGTCCTTGACCATGATCCCCGATGGCTTGCCGTAGCTCCCGTCTGGGTCCAGGGTCCACGCCTCGGTATCCTGCCAGGCGTCAGTCGAAACGAAGTACGGGGCGGTGTAGGGGTCGCTCCTGAGCCGAACCTGGGTGATCTTCCATCGTCCAGGCGGGAACCCGGACGGCTGGTACGGGAAATGACCATTGCCGGCCAGCGGTGTCGTGAACACGACGTCCTCGGGGTTCTCAAGGCTCCGGGTCTTCAGGGCGGCGTTGCGGACGGAGTTCGTGCAGGGCACCAGCCTGACGGTGCCGCCGGCCCCGAAGTCAGCCGAGAGAGCCCTGGTACCCTTCTTCCACTTGAGGGTGATCACAGTGTTCCTCCCGGGGCACAGTGAGCCTCCTTGGCGATCTTGACGCAGGCCCGGTACATCTCGGCCAGGATGTCGAGCACCGCCCTCCTTTGGTCATGGAGCGCCTGCACGATGTCCAGTCGAGGCAGGCCCAGGGAGAGCAGGCGATCCTCAAGGTCGGCGGCCACTGCGGTCAGCACCTTCTCGGCCCGGTCATCGCAGTAGGCGCGGATGTCGCTGTCCTTGAGTCGGTGGAGGCCGTTGTAGATCAGGCGTTTGGTGATCGACCTTACCTGCGCCTCAAAGACGATCTGGACCTGGGACCTCTTGAACATGTGGGTCTCACGGTCGGAGTCCTGTATCCCGCCGCTGATGGCCTGGGTGCTCTCCTTGATGGCCCCATAGACCTCCTCCAGTTGCCGATCAAGGACGGACGCCATGATGGGGGTCGGGTTGGCAAACGCGGCCTCATCGACCTGGTCTAGACTCACCGGGTCGTCACACCCGGGCGGATCATGAGGAGTCTCCGGATGGGCAGACGTGTCCTCGATGGTGCCCAGCGGAGTGGTGAGCTTTCGCCCCCGGAGTACTTTTCGGACCACCTCGCCGGCCGCCCACACCAGGCCGCCGGCCATGCCGACAACGACGGCCAAAGCGATGATAGACCGGGCCAGGCCCGGCCAAGATGCGGTGGCCTCAGACCACAACTGTGCAAGATTCACGGTTCCCCTCCCTGGGTTTGCTTACGTGTTTCAGGCCCCGGCGGCGGATTCGAGCACCGGCACCGTCTCGGGGACGTTCTCGACGAGCACCCCGGGGGTAGCCACGGGGGCCACGGGCACAACCGGCCACTCCTCGGGCAGGGTCTCACCCTTGGCATAGGCGGTCAGGACCGCGTTGAGCGTATCGCACCCCCCGGCGGCCTTAGCCAGCACCTCATAGGATGCCTCATACATTTTGATCGAGAGCGCGTCGGCTCCTGATGCGTGATAGACCTCACTCATGGCGCGGTGCCGTGCGATGATTTCCGTGGTTGTCATGTGATCCTCCTTATGTGTACCAGCGGCCAACGGCTCGCCATGTTACTGTAACCGCATCTGACGTATATCCTGATAAGTTATACGGATAAAAGTGGAAGTTGCTTGCATTCTTCGCCAATGTAAAAAAAAGTACATTGCAGGAACCGTAAACTATCGGTTGATAATCTACGTGGTAAGTTCCGACAAAGATTGCATCAGGATCGAATGTAACCTGTACATCCTGACCAAGTGTCCCCGATGCAGATCCCCACATTTCCATATTGCCATTGGCGTACTTTGTCCAATAGCCGACGACGGTCTGCCCATTATAGATTTTGCCAGTTTTGTAAATCCCATTTGTAACTGGATATGTCACTCCAGTCGAATCAGTTGACCCAGGAAGGTAAATCTCTTGTACTGGATTAGTGGGGACACCAAGCTCGCGCACATCTCCAAGAGAGCCATCAATATGGGCGATACCAGTAACATCATTGAGATAAATGGACTTTCCAACGAGAGCCTCCCCGCCAGCTCCACCGACATCTATGACCACTGTCGATAGCGGATTGACGTAGAAAAATGAGCCGATGTGTGCCCATGATTTGCGGTTTATCCTAACGATCCCATCCCAGCTTACTGTGAATGAGTAGAGAAGCCAGTGCGTACCGTAGGGATCTCCCCACGTGGCACCACCGTCGCAGGTGTATGTTCCCACCGGTAGAGCGGCGACAATCGCTGCCCGAAGTGCTTCCGCTGTGGCGGGGATACCTCCATAGACATCCCCATAGAACCGTCCTGCCACGATATTCCCAAGATTGCCGTAAGCCCCTTGCAGCTCGCCCTTGAAGTATCCATTGTTAGCCTTGACCGTCCCTGTGACTTCAAGCTCTCTAGCCTTCATAGAGTCAAAAAAAGCCTGGCTACCAACCAACTCCTGGACATCAATATGAGAGGACGATAGCGACTGCGCCTCTACGTGGGTACCATTGATCGCCTCAGCCTCGATTTGATCGGCGATTATTTTACCACCACCCAAGTGCCTCAATGCTGGTCTATAGATCCGCCAAAATGGATTGCCAACGATGGCGTTGAAACCAGTCCGAATCTCACACCCAATATCACCAGCGGCCAACCGTAGCGCAAAGCATTGCTGACCACGGGGAGACGGCAGATCGCTGGCCAGCGCGTTGGAACCAAGGATGTAGCCTGTGCAGTATGTCCGTATCCCCTTGAAGTCGTAAAGGAAATAAGCATTTGTATCGACGCCATTAGGACTCCACCTGCCCCCGGAGTACCAGAATCGGGTGAACGACTGGCCCCGTGACAGTCCTAGATATAGACCCGACCCTCCAATGAAATTGACCACTTCGATCTCGAACGAAAACTCCAGAATGTCGTATGGACCAACCGCAAACCACGACGAGAGGAAGTCATCTGCCGTTTGTAAAGCACGGTCAGCTCCAGAGGTATAGAGGGACAGAGTTCCGCCGTCCCACCCGGTCAGTCCGTCATCAGGTCTAGACAGGTCATTGATCAGTCGTCTCGCCCGAACGTCAAGGTTTTCGGTGGTAATTGCCCTGGATGCGACCTTTCCGGCCGAGACAGCCCCAGCCAAAATTTTGTCGGCAGACACAGCTCCATCTTCGATCATGACTGAGCCGACCAGCTCTTCTAGCTTGACGCCCTGGGCGTATTGCGTACCCCCGTTCCCAGTCCATGCGAGGATGACAACGATTCGACAGACCACGGCCCCGTCGGGCACATCGACGACCATGGCCCGTTGCTCCCACGTGGGACCGGCCTCGGCCCCATTCCCGGGGGCCTCGCTCACGGAGATGTTTTGTCCGACTGCGTTGTACCAGTAGATCCTGAGGTATGTTCCACCGGACCCAGACGCCGAATTGTATCGAGTGACCCAGGCAGAGGCCCTGAGCTTTTGACCTGGGTAGACCGGGATCTCCTGGGAGGCGATGTGGCACCCGGTTGAGGCCAGTGCGGTCCTGCCCTCCTTGGGGTAGGCAGACATATCCGCAACCCAGAAGGCCTGGGATTGTCCGGCGTCCGTCCCCCAGTTGAACCACGCGGTCACGTCGGTACAGTTAGGGTCGGAGTTGAGGCACCGGGATCGCCCAGGAACCTTGAGCTTGTCCGTGGTGATCGCCCCGGCCTGTACCTTGTCGGCGGTCACAGCGTTAGCGTCGAGCTTCGAGGTAGTGACCGCTCCAGCCGCCAGCTCGTTTGCAGTCACCGACGCGGCCACCAGTTCCGACCCAACAAGCATTTTTCCGTAGCTGACGCCCCATACGCCGCCCCCATCGCTATACATGGCGGCGGATAGCTTCATGTTTTTGCCGGGGAGATACGTCTGATAGACTAGTGCACCATTGAGATAGTACCGGATATAGATGTTGTCATAGGTAATCCACACCTTGTCGGTGGACCCGATGGCCGGGCCAGTCCACTTGGAGATGCCGCTTTCGACGACCACGGCTAGCCCGTTACCTCGGTACCAGTAGTACGCATCGGTGTAGGACGCCGAGTCTTGGCGGGGGGCCTCAGAGAGGCCCATCCAGATGCTATCTGAACCTGATTCAAACTGGAACTTGAGCGAGACGGAATCGTACCCTTCGACAGATGAGACGGTGTTCTGCCAGCCGTTGCCCCCCGAGGTTTTACGGAACGTGGTGGCGTTGATCTGGACCACGCCTCCCGAGAAAACAGGGGTCCACGAGCCTGGTCCACGAGGACCGACGTCGCCCTGAGGACCGGTTGCCCCAGTAGGTCCGACGGGGCCCGTCTGGCCGGTCTGTCCGGTGTCACCCTTGCCGCCAGCGGGGACGTATGTTAGGCGGGACAGGGCCGCCCCCTGGATCCGCAGGTCCCAATACCCCG